CCCCAAGCTGTTGCTTGTGTATCTATCCACCATTGGCCGTCTTTTGGTTCTGCTCCCGGGGCCGATCCTGATGGTTCCAATTGACCTAAGTCAACGTCTGCTCTAACAATAAAAGCAGAATTGCTTACGCCTAAATAGCTGTAAGCTGCTAATAGACCGTATTCATTTCTTTCTCCGCCGTGTATTGGACTGCCACTTGCGGTCTTCTCAAAAAACGGTACACCAAAAAGATCTACTAGATCGCGCTGGCTAGTAACTCTAAAGGCTTTCCCTGATTGAGCTTTGGTTGTAGCTAAGGCGGTTCCTGTGCCCGAGCCGTTTGTTTTGTTTTCAGCGGTAGCTACTACAATAAGAGGAGTTGTTCCTGGTTCAGCGGGAGTATAAAAACTCTCGTCGATTACTGTAACTGCTACGCCTGGTGAATTTAATGTTGCCATCTGATAAATCTCCTGGATTAAATCTGCTGTTAATATTTAGCGGTAAATTGAAAAACCGGGCTGTAATAGCATCCAGAAAAGGGCATCTAAAGGGCGGTTAATAAATACTATATGCGTTCTTTATGTAAATCGTGTGGAGAAAGGCCTTGTGCTATAAATTATCACAAAGCAAAGAAAACTTTTTATAGGAGTCAGTGCGACACCTGCGCTCGCGGAGCTACGCCTAAACAACCCAGATGGGCTCAGCTGGGTTATAAGAAAAAAGAATTTTGTGAAAAGTGCGGATACAAAAGCAAGCATCCGGAACAATTTAATGTCTATCATATAGACGGCAATCTAGAAAATTGCCGTCCGACTAACCTTAAAACAATCTGTGCTAATTGTCAACGTACTCTTCAGAAAGAAGGTGTTACTTGGCGTCAGGGAGATTTGGTAGCAGATTTTTAACCTGTTGATATAGCTGATCTATTGATCCGTTATTATCAAGTTCAGCATCAAACTTAGTGCCTACCCAAGCTGTTTCGCTGGCATGGATTCCGATACGTTTTAGCAGTTCTTGATCGGGTAAAATTCCAGAGTTTGCCCTAACAGCGGTATCGTACCACTCTGGCAACTGTCCACGTTTCACCCATACTATGATGCCACCAGCATTGCGTATACTCGAAATTTCATTAGGAAATCGACAGTCCGAAATTACAATATTATCTTGACTAGTACGTAGTTTATTTTCTAAGCTAGCGATCCAAATATCATCGTGGAACGATTTACGGCATACTTCTGTACCCCAGTATTGTAGCACCCATCTAGGAGTTAATGTAGGCATTGAAAGCCTATTTGCCCACCAGGGGTCTACCTGCTCACGCCACTCTCGGGCCTCTTTTGTACGCCCTTCCAGCATAATGCGGTCCCAGCCAAAAACAGCTGACACCGCATCTTTTAGAGTAGTAGCAAAACTCTCTCTTCTAAATTCGTGGAAGTTTTGTAGATAGTCAGCAACAGTATCTTTGCCGCTGCCAATGAACCCGCATACACCTATTATCATAATATTCTCCAATTAAGAATATTATACTTGATAAATTATCTAAGATCAACCAGTAATAAAGGTGTAGCCAATACCGCCAGATACAGAAGTAGCTAAATCGGTCATTAATTTGTCCATTTCTGCTTGCGCTTCGGTTTTCATTGCGGCTCCGTTTAAACTGCTTCCGCCTTGTGGACCAGCAATTTGAGCAAATTTTTCACGAGCTTGCCCTAACATCATTTTACAGTTAGCCAACGTATAATCTTTGATCCATTGCCCTGCGTAGGTATCATCAATAATTGCCCAGTCCGGACGAGTATTGTAAACCCAGAGCATAACTTCTTCTTCACCTCTTGGACGTTGAGTAATGGCTAATTTTTTACTCTGAGGATGCCAGCTAAAATTAATAAATGATCCAAACATTTTCCCTACTAATTCTTGATACCCGGCAAACAGCTCATATGTTGCTAGTCCGCCCATGTTAGTAGAACTTAACAAATAAGTGTTTGTATAGGCTAAGTTAAACGGTTCAAATACTGTTCCACCTGTGCCGTTTCCAGTTCGTGATCCAATGCTACGTCTATAAATTTGTCTGACCTGCTGAATTTCTTTAGGTAAAATGTATTCATTTTGATCGGGCTGTAATACTAAAAATGCTGTGCTTTCTTCAACAGCATTATCTGACCGTTGTCTAAATACAGCGAGCGCCCTGTTTAAAGCAGTTTCGTAATGAATAGGGTCTAATTCTATATCGACCATGCCGTCGCCCAGCATAGCTTTACAGTAATTAAAGACTGATTGTTTAGATTGATCGTTTGAGCTCATATAACTATTTATCGTAGCGGTAAATATACTACTATGCCAAGACTCAGCTTATACCGCCCAACTAAGGGCAATGATTACAAGTTTATAGATAAAACCGTATGGGAAATGTTCCAGGTTGGCGGTACTGATGTACTTGTTCATCGGTACTTAGGGCCCGGTGATCCTGTAGCCGGAGCAGCTACTCCAACTACTCCACAGTACTCAACTACCAGTCCATTCCAAATACAAGACTTGTTATTTTTAGAAAATCGAGATCGTAAATACGATCCAGATATCCATATTTTGCGTGGCGTCTATAATATATCAGACATCGATTTTAATCTAAGTCAGTTTGGTTTGTTTCTTCAAAACGATACAGTTTTTATTACATTCCATATTAATGACACTGTAGAAAAACTTGGCCGAAAAATAATTGCGGGCGATGTTATCGAGTTGCCTCATTTAAAAGACGAGTATGCTCTAAACGATTTAACCTTTGCTCTTAAAAGATTCTATGTAGTAGAAGAAGTGAATCGAGCAGCTGAAGGTTTTTCTGTTACTTGGTATCCGCATCTGTATCGAGCAAAATGTAAACCATTGGTAGATAGTCAAGAGTTTAAACAAATTTTAGACGGTGTTGCCGATTATGAAAATTTTGTAGGAGTATGGGATCCGGCTGTCACTTATTATCCTGGCAACATCGTTACTGGCCCCGATGGCATGAAGTACACTGTTACTACAGAAGTAACCGGAATTGAGCCACCAAACTCTAATTATTATAAGACTGCTGACAGTTTACGAGATATAATGAGCACATACGAAACTGAAATGCAGATTACTCAAGCAGTATTGGATCAAGCAGAATTAGATGCTCCGCGGAGTGGGTACGATACTACAAGTTTCTACACACTTAAGGTCGACGAAGCAGGGAAGCCGGAACTGGTAACAGTAAATCAATCACAGCTTCTGGCCAATCAACAAGTACAGGCTACTGACGAAGAAGGCAATCTATTATGGGCCAATCCGTGGGACAGTAAAAAAGATTATCAACTAAATGACGAAGTTAGTTACCAAGAACTCAAATATAAAGTCACATTAGTTGACCCTATAACGAATATATTAGTTAATATTCCGCCACCAAACGATCAATACTATACATTGCTCGGCGCTGCCGATCCAATATACACAGAGCCAAACTCTTCAAGCGTAGACCAAACAGTTGATTTTGATGGGTATCCCGGATACCTAGTTGGCGACGGATTGCCGGCAAACGGTGCTCCATTTACTTCCGGAATCACGTTTCCAAATGCTCCTGTTAAAGGCCAATTCTGTTTGCGAACAGATTACATGCCTAGAAGATTGTTTAGATATGATGGCGCTAGATGGGTTAAGATTGAGGATGCTGTAAGAATGACTCTAAGTAATACCGATACTAGAAATACATATAAAACAGGATTCGTTAATAATACAGAAAAATCTAATTTTGATAAAAAGATTTCTGATACATTGTTTGTAAAAACCACAACTATTAATACTCCTAACGTGTTTGATACAACCTACGGAACGCCTGTTGCTGGAGTTAAATTTATCAGTACTACACGAGAAATACAAATTTCTACAATAGAAAATTTTGTAAGCTCATACGGTATAGAAGCATTTGTAAATGAAGTACCTGTAAAAACTGTTGTTGTTAATCTAGCAGGTAAACTAGCATTTACAATTAAATCTAAAATTAAATCCAATGATAAAATTGAGTGGGCATTGTACAAAGAACAAATTGATCAACGTCAATCATTATCAAAAGCTCTAAGACCAAAGGCAGACTTATAATGGAATATTTTTACGACGGACAGATTCGAAGATACGTTACTCAATTTATGCGAATCTTTATTGGATTTAAGTATCAGGCCGGTGACGGTTCTCATACTTCAGTTCCGGTTATGTATGGCGACATGACTAGACAAGTTGCGGCAATAATTAAAGAAAATTCAGAAAATAAATTATCGTCTGTTCCTAAGATTGCCTGCTATATTACCGGATTAGAATTAGATAAAACTAGATTAGCCGATGCTACCTATGTCAGCAAAATTAACATTCAAGAACGAGATTACATACGACCCGACGAGCCCGATTTTAGAGGCACTCGAGAGTATAAAAATAGACAAGGTAATTCGTACACAGTAGAACGATTGATGCCGACTCCGTTTGTTTTGAAAATGAAAGCAGACATCTGGACTAGTAATACAGATCAAAAATTACAATTAATTGAACAGATTCTAGTATTGTTTAATCCTAGTTTAGAAATACAAACCACAGACAATTTTATTGACTGGACTAGTTTATCTGTTATTGATTTAGAAAGCACTAACTTTTCAAGCAGAACTATTCCTGCTGGAGCAGACAGTGAGATTGATATTTGTAGTTTAGAATTTAAGATGCCTATCTATATTAGTCCGCCTGCCAAAGTTAAGAGAATGGGAGTTATTAGAGATATTGTAATGAACGTGTTTGATGCCAACGGCGACACAGGATCTCTTAACTCGTTGATTTATAACGGCGGATCTGGATTAAATCTATTTGATCAACACAATACTCCAGGCAGATATGGTGTGCTGCTTCTATCTGCTAATATAGTTGGCAATCCAGATCGATACCGAGTAAGTGTGCTTAGTCCAACAGAAGCAGTTGTTGCTATGGGATTAGATGCTCCTGTTAAGAAAGGGGAACGAATCGATTGGCAAGAAGTTCTTAAATTATACAGTGGACGTCACATTGACGGTATTAGTTTAATACATTTTAAACAACCGTCAGGTGGGGAGATCACAGGATCGTTTTCAATTGATCCTTTAGATTCTACATACCTCGATGTTACTTTAGACTTAGATACAATACCTTCTAACTCTGAAGCATTAAATGTTGATGCTATCATTAATCCATTAACATTTAATCCTAGACCAAATATCTCCGTGCTTCCACAAACAGATATACAATATCTGTTAATAGACGATATAGGCGGCGGTGTTAACGAAACATTTATTGCTGAAAATATAACAACTATAATAGAAACTCCGGTTAGATACAGTTTGGTTAAAAATAGTCCAGACAGTACTACTAACTTTGAAGTGTATGTTAACGATCAATTAGTGGATGCTAGTC